GCTGCCTAAGATCATCGCTCAACGGATGGTCTACTGTAGATACTACTTTACGGACAGGAGGCAGTAGGTATGGGATGTGCAACTCAGGATCACGTTGCCTTCGACAACGCACAAAACCCTGCCAGTGCTTGCGGTATTGTTCAGGTACCACATCACTAATCCACACATCACCATTAGAACGTTCAAAACGAGACTCCAAGTCCAATTGAGTCTCCACGTTCATACCATACAACTTTTCTATCAGCACTCTATCTTGGTAGCAGGGTTCCGAGGCTTGCAACAAACTGCCCCTAATGTCTCTAATTAAGACACGATCCCACCACCCTGTGGCTCGTTGGCTCTCATACCAACACAACACGTCCTCCAGCTTTTCTCGTTCGAACCCATTCACCCGCAAAATCCACTTGGAAAGTGCAGCAATGATAGGGCAACCAGGATACTGGGCCAAATAAGATAGGCCCTTAACAATCCCGAGTTTCCTCCTTGTTTCCAAGGTCGAACGCAGATAATCATCACTTGCCCATGTACTCGTCATCAGAGCTTTCCAAGGATTTGCCAAGGTCCGCCTAGATTCAGGATGGAAGACGACGCCACAAAAAGAGGCCTCATAGTACTTAACTACTGGAATAATTTTGACTTTAAAACCCATAGGCAAAAAGTCTTCGGGAGTCGGTTGTTTGCCGTTGTGCACAAACAAACCATCATCACCTTCCACCACTCCTTTAAATATGGTGGCGCCGTTTATCTCTTCAGCTACAAAAGAATGGACGACGATATTTGAGAACCCGTTAAACAGGGAGGTAGTCATCTCCCCTGAATGACGCTTGGCCAACATCCAGGCCAAGAATAATTTAGAAACAATCTTAATTAACCTCGTTCGCGTTAAAATGTCCTTAGTTCCTGTGTCATTCAAAAAATTTGACAGCATGAACATTGCAAATTCCAATTCCAAAGAAAGCTTCACATCCCGAACAAAGGAAGCTTCGAAGGAGGAATAGTCCGCGTTATAAGAACTCAGACCCTCTCCTTCACAAATATTGGCAATATATGCAGGCCACTCGCTACGTGGGATTTTCTTAATAAATTCGGGGAGCTTAAATAGCTGCTCCTCCATAGCGTGAGCCAACGGGCCTTGTAGAACCTTCTCAAGGTTATCAGGCGAGGAAATAATACGATGATACTTTGGCTCATCATAGAACTCCTTCTTAGCAAACCCTTTCTTCTTATTCAAAACTGATAAAGGGCGCCTTCCGTCAAAAAACTCAGCAAGAGCATCTCTATACTCCTGCTTGACCGATTCAGGTTGATTGATGTGATCTACCCACTCCTCAAAAGGTGGGACATCATCAACCGTAAGTGGGCGAAGTCGCTTCTCGCACCACTTCCTCGTATATACTTTCAACCTCGCCATCAACTTCCGATCCAATTTGGGCCGATCGTGTATCAGGCGTTTCCTGGCCCCTTGAGCAAGAGAGAGGGGGTCACTAGTATTTGGGCGAAAATAAACGCCGCCACAAACCATATATTCAAGCCCTATCATAGCAGGTGCTCTAATGGCTGGATTACTAGTGGCAATTGAGGAGAGTTTATCATCAGTGGGTTCATAATGTTCTTCAGTAAGCTCTTCAAGCGCTACTTCATCCACATTATACCCATAGAGAAACCTTTCCTCACCCTCTAACTTGTACTCAAGGGGCCTTAGAACCCCCAATCCTGCGTCATATTCTCCACCGCACTAAGCCTCTGCTTAAGGGACAAATAGGAGATCATACACAGGATACGCGTCGCTTGGAAAAACCCAAAGGACTCCTTATGATCAGGAGTACCCATGATACTACCATTCGTGTTAAAAGACTCAGTTAAAAACCGGTCCACGTCCTGGAAGTTGTACTTGGGGTTTAAGAAGCGGGGGTGCGACACCATCCAATTATGGTAGGAGACATCACACAACAGGGAACCAATATTAGGCACAGTAGAGACCAGACACTCTCTAACGTCTGTAGGTGCTAGGGGCATGGCACCAAAAGAGCTTTCTCCATTTGGCAAAACAAACCAAAGAAAAGGAGCTATATGAGGAATCGCATTGCGTGTTTGGGCGAAATCCTGCCAACGGTTAGACCTGCTAAAAACGGTCACACCAATGACAGACATGAAGCGATCCACAAGCTTTTGATAAAAAGGGTCAGCAGCCGTCCTAACGACAAACTGAAAACCCAACAACTTAGCAAAAGCAAGATCACCCCAATAATCTACGCGACAAACATGCTTGATCTTCTTAGGATACATTCTATCCAAACCACGGGCGGCACGGAATGAAATGTTTCTGCGGTCGGCGCGGATATACCGCCTCACATCAACCCCAGTATCCTCATAAGTAAAGCAATGACAGACTTTGACCAACTGTTCACGAAACTGTAATTTATAGCTAAACCAGACATAACGTATATTTCCACGGAGAAGGCCAAAAGAAAAGCCAAAGGCCGGAAAAGATAAGAGGACACAATTAAGGCCCCCAAACTCCAGGAAACGAAAGTCTGTATAAAACCTGCGCCTGTCCACATTAAGCCAAAGAAAATCACTCACGATAATCTTAGCATCATAGACATAATCGAGTAACTTGTGCTCCACATTCAAAAACCAGCTGGAATAAACCCCATACCAGTTATCAAAAAGCCTCCAATAATTATAAAACCACGAGTCATAATAAGACGGAAAAATGTGGTGGAAAGCCGGAGTCCAAATATAATGCTCAAACGCATACAGGACGAAAACAGTAAACAACGGGTACAAGACCAAGTACCATAGAGTGTCTGACCAGGGGCGATGAACTACTACAGGTGCAATTTCGTAGTAGCTATCAGGGAGTAAGCTGGTGCTTCCTGACAACTCGGCCTCGAGTAATTTACAAAACTCTGAGACCAAGCCCGCAAAAGAATCAGCATCCTTCTGCATCTGGGGGCTCTTAATAAGCACGTTAGACATGGAATCCCACCCAACAATTCCATCAAACCCTACTGCATTAATCATCCCATCTAAGGGCCTATGCAGGCGGTTTGCGAAAAGGGCAAGGCGCTCACGCTGGACGGCAAGAACATCCACCAACTCTTCTATAGTCAACTTCTTACTTTTCTTCTCCTTCGGAGCAGATTTTTCAGAACGTTTTTCAGTAGAGGCAGATTTGGAGTCTTCTTTTGCTTCGGCGGCCTGGGCACGAAACTCTTTGGCTGCATCAGCAGCTCCCTTAGTTTTCGCATCTAGGTCGTTCAACGCTTGTTTGAGGGCATCTGCCACATCAGCAGCTCTGTTGACAGGTTCCTTCCTAACGAAGGAGTCAGCACGAGATTTAAACGTGGCAGCTTGTTGCGCCCGGGAAACACGGACCCCGTCCACCAAAAACACTCCCAACTTCGCTTTTGGGCAGTGTCTCGAATTATGGTCTTCTGCCGCACAAGCCCAACACCTCAACTGCCAAGCAGGAGGTGGTGGTGCAGTGGGACTAGGAGAGGACTTAGATTCATCAGGGGACGGAGTGGCGGTCTTTTTAGGAGCAACAGGAACCGGTGTACTAGACCGACTCAACGAAGAGCTAGCTGAAAGGCTAGCAGTCGGAGTGGGTTGGAAAGGAGGGGTACGACCCTCCGGGTCCTCTTGTGAGGAGGACGTGGAATGTTTTGACAAGGACTTAGGTTTTGGGAAATTGAACATGAGCATTTTTGGTGGTTTAACTACATTGCCTCATTAAGAAGGGGTTACCACAAAAGATATATGCCACTTTAAAACCAAGGAGAAATCGAGACCATGATACAAGGCGGAGGACCACTCCACATTGCGTTATCGGCGTCGCTCCCGGGTGTGCATACGTCTACCCCCCCCGATCCACAGTTAAATCCCGACCTGTGGAAACCGTTGAAGGGGTGATGGCTTGTCAAGCC